ATTGTGTTGTTATCATGGATAAGTCTGATTTACCCAAATTTCAATTAGGTTTGCCTGATTGGTTTTTACAGGTGGGGTTTAGAATGACCGTGGAACAACCAGTTTATGAATTTGAGGAATTGGAGTTTTGCCAAATGCATCCAGTCTATGATGGGCTGGTGTGGCGTATGGTACGTGACCATAATATGTCACGTGAAAAGGATAGCATAGCCCTACTGGATATTTCCAAATGTGGGGCATATGGTAAGTGGATGGCTGCTGTTGGTGAGTGTGGTTTAGCTCTCAACAGTGGTATGCCTGTTTTGCAGAGCATGTATTTGGCATTCAATAGGCATGGCAAGCCTGGTCGAGTGGGTGATGCACTGCAAATGCAGAGTGGGGCGATGTTTTTAAGAAAGGGCCTTGTTGCTAAGTACCGTAAGGTATCTGACATTGCTAGAGTGTCTTATTATAAGGCATTCGATGTTACACCCGATGAACAAGTCGCATTAGAAGAGTATTATGATAATCTTGACCTCACATTTTGTGGTGTCGAGGCCTACGATATTTTAATCGAACTTAATAACTCCCCACTTTAGAATGAAATATCATGGCAATTACTGTGGACCTGGATGGTCTGGTGGAAAAGCACAAGATTCAGTTATAAGTGATCTTCCAGGCATAGATGAATTTGATGAATCATGTCGTGAGCATGATGCAGAATATTACTTAGCCCGTATCGGTCGTAGTAATAATCTGAAGCGTGCCGACATGAAATTCGCCAGAGAAAATCTGGCATCTGGTAATCCCAAGCGAATGGTCGCTGGCTTGTTAGTTGGCGCCCAGGGTCTCTTGAGGTCCACTGATAAAATAAATCCCCCTTTATCAAAAAGAAAACTCAAAAATAATAAGAAACAAATGGTTCGTTTTGAACCTACTTTCGAATCATATAAAAATGGCACCTTTTATAAGGCTGCTCATAAACAAAAATCTCCGGTAATGGTTGCCGTGAAGTCAGCACCAAAACCTTCTAAGCTTAAGCAGCGGAAAAATAGGGACACTAATTTGTCTTTACCTTCATCCTATATGCTAAATGCAAATTTAGTTAAACCACAAGTTACTAATTCCA